TACACTGACTACATTTTGTTCCACTGCCATATCTACCTTTATGTTTATTTATACAAGACGGACAAATTCTAAAATTACATTTATTACAAATATACCAATGATTAAAATTTGTGAATTGTTTTCCACAATGATGACATATTAACATAATCATTTCTTTGTGTTTCATTATAACAACCTTTTTTAATTTGTAAACTATTATTTTAAAATATATTTATCAAACAATTCTGGATAATATTTATCAATTAAATCTTTTATATTAATACATACGTTTTTAGTTTCTACTTGAGTCCAATTTTTCCATTGTTCTGGTATTGCACTTCTTTCTAATAATAAATTTTTAAAACCATTTCTATCTTGAATCCAACCACCTAAACTCATTACACCATATTTCATTTGATTTGGCCATCTAGTCCAAATTTCTTTATTATAACCTAAACTTTTAAGTAGATCTTTTACAGAATTAGGAGATAATTCATTTACGAATCTATCAATCAAAGAATCTAAATCTTTAATAACATAATTATCTTTATGTTCAGAATTATATTTACATAATATGTCATTTGGTAAATAATATGTATCATTTTGTTTTCCAACTCTATTTGATTTATTTACTTTTGATAATTGTGTATGAGTAATAATTTGATCTCTTAAAAACATTGGAATATTAAGTTTAAATACTATATATCCATCTATAATTTCATTATAATTATTAGAAAAATTTGTATTATTACTTTTATCGTATTTTAATATATTTCTTAAATTTGTTAACACAAAATCGTCTGATAAAGTTATAAATTTAATTGTTTCATTAAATGTTTTATTACATTCTATAAAATTTATATTATTAAAAAATTCTTGTTTTGTAAATAACATTGGAATAAATTCCAACGGTCTATTTGCAGAATTAAAGACTGCTTCATTTTTTGATTGTTCATATCTTTTTAACGGATTATTTGCTTTATACTTTTCAAACACTGTTCCAGATATATTATTTGCTGCTTCAATTCTTGCTTCTTCACAAGAATTTGCTTTTGAATAGTCCCATATTTCTATCCATCCTAAATTTAGAAATGATATTCTTTCTAAACATTTTATATACTTCATCTATACTTTCTCCAATAGTTTTATTTTTATTATATAAAGATAAATAAATTTGTCAACTATTTTTTATTTAATAATTTTAAATTTCTATTAATATTTATAAATTTAATAACTTCTGGATGTTTATTATATTCTTCTTTTGAATATTTTATATCATTTATCCAATAATGTTCATTTTTTATTTTGCCAGATTTATAATGCCAAATGTCAGCTGGGCCAGAAAGTCTATGCCTCTTATTATTAACCCAATATTGCTCTATTTCAATATTTCCATTCTTATAATAACTTGTATACGACGGACCGTCTGTTCTATGTGATTTGCCATTTATAAAGTAATCCTTATATTCAATCATACCAGATTTATAATATTTTAATGAAGCAGGACCTTCTTCTCTATGATTATGATTATTTGAATTATAATAAATCTTATATTGTATTATTAATTCTTTATAATCAAAATAAGATATTCTCTTACTGCCACCGTTTTTTAATTTAATTGTTTCTTCTTTCATAATCAAATAACCTACCTTATTTAATAATTAAATTTCATCTAAAAGTTTACAACATTCTTCTAAACCTTCTTTGTAATAAAAATAATTACCAACTTTATACCAATATGGAATAAACAAAAAATATTTTTTAATTTCAAATTTATATATAATATTAGTTAATTTTTTTATTGGTATATGTTCGTAATTAAATTCATGTCTAAATCTTATATTTTTAAATTCATAATGATAATAATAATCACTTAATTCAGAACTAAATAAAGTTATAGTTGTATAACAAACTTTAGTTTCATTTTTATTTTCATAAACACTTTTAAACGGTACAACCATTATAAACCTCTTTATTTTTTATTTAATAACTTTAAATTTCTGTTTATATTAATTATCTTATAAAAATCTTCTTTTGAATAATATTCATCGTTTATAAAATATCGTTCAGTTCTTATTTCTCCAGATCTATGATACCAAATCATTGCTGGCCCATCTAATCTATGAAGTTTACATTTTGAATTATAATGATATTTACTTTGTATTTTAGTTTCGGCATCATCATAATAACATATTTTTTTATAACAACCATTTTTTAATTTTACTCTTTTCATAATTAAACCTTATTTAAAAGTTTTAAGTTTCTGTTTATATTAATTATCTTATAAAAATCTTCTTTTAAATAATATTTATTATTTATCCAATAATATTCACCTCTTATTTCTCCAGATTTAAAATACAAAATTACTGCAGGTCCATTTAATCTATGATATTTTCCGTTTATATAATAACGTTCACCTCTTATTTCTCCAGATTTATAATAATAAATTACTGTCGGTCCATCTAATCTATGAAGTTTACCTTTTGAATTATAATACTGTTCACGTTCTATTTTAGTTTCTTTTATGTTATAATAATATATTATTTTATAACGGCCATTTTTTAATTTTACTCTTTTCATTTTGATACCACGTATTTATGTTTATCTAATTTTATCCATTCAATGTTATCAATTTTTATACGTTTAAATCCTTTAATTTTGTTTTTAGTATTTTGTAATTCTGTTAAAAGTTTTTCTGTGTTAGTTATAACTACCTCATAACATTGAAATAAATTATAATTATTGAGAACATAATAACTTGATTGTTTTTTAGAGCCTGTTCCTTTTACATGTTTATACGCAAATGGAATTCCGTTAATTTCTCTTTTTTCACCGTCTTTTTTAGTAAATCTACAAGTAAAAAAAGTATTTCTGGATTTAATCGTATATAATAACCTATGTAATTCATTTTTATTTATATTAATAACAGTATATTTTTGTTCTATTTGTAAAGATTTATAAATTTTAGTTTTTAATTTTTTATTTATAAACTTATCTGAATTAGAAATTTCTAATTTTGTTATTGAATCACTATTATAATGAAGCATATCTATAAATGGCATTAATTCTTTTTTAGATTCTATTTCAAATTTTTCAATAACACCGTTTTTATTAATAATTTTTATCATAATAACCTTCTTTAAAAATTTTATAAATACAATTTACATACTTATAAAATAAATGTCAACTAAAAAATTAATTTTTATTTAGGTAATCTAGATAATGGATTTAATTCTTCAATTGGTTCACCGCATATTGCACAAATAAACGTTTGAATTTCTACTACTTCATCTTGAATACTTCCGTCCATTGACCCAGATAATTTTCTTAAAATTGTTACTTGATCAAAATAAGGTGATCCACATTCTGAATTTTTACAATATATTCCTGTGGAATTTTCTAATTTTTTATTATATTCTAATTGTAATTGAGCTTGTTGTGCTTTATACATTTCAAGTTGCTGCTGTTGTTTCTGTTGATTATTCATTTATTCCTCTTCTTTTTTATTTGGATTTTCATATAGACATTCTTCAGGAAATTTATAATATATAACAATCATATCATATAATTTATCACTAAGATTTTTGTTTCTGAAAAAATTATTTAACTCTTTATCAACTATATTATTTTCTTTTAATCCATAAAGTAATAAGTCTGTTATTACTACATCTTCTGGATCATAAGTTGGATTATCACAATATTCATCTAAAGTTATTCCATTATTTATAATTGTTTCTTCTATTTTATTAATAACATATTCCTGAGTAAATTTTTCAGTTATTGTATTTAAAATATTTTTTAGTTCCATTTTGATTTATTTCTCCCTGTGTTATAATTAGATATAAAAATTGACTAGATTAATTTATCCTTTATTATAAGTATCTAATAAAAATCTAAAATGTAAGAAAAAGTTAATATTTTTTATTTTTTTATTTAGTTGACAGAATTTATTTATTACATTATAATTATTATATAAAAAAGATATAATTATATATTATTCTGAATTCGTTCAGAATACAAATCTTTGATTTGAAATTATTAAATTTTTATTCAGAACTAGTTCTGAATATACAAATCAAAGATTTGTAAATATAATTATATCTTTTAGAATAATTATTAAATTATATTATTATTTATAATTATCAAGAAAATTTAAAAATAAAAATATTTTTTATTTAATAAAAATTAACTTTTTAAAATTTTTTACTATATTTATAATAGACTAGATTAATTATTAAAAGGAATTTTAAAATATGACAAATTTATTAAATGAAATTGATATTAAAATATTGGGTATAAAAATAGGTAAAATTCTATCTGACGATTTGCCTTCAGATTTAAATAAACGATTTAAAAAACAAATTATTGAATCTAATAATAAAAAAGGATTAGAAATAGCTAGAGAATTAAATAAATCGTTCAGTGAAAAAATAAATAAAAAATTAGAATTATTTGAAAATCAAATAATATTTTTAATAAATTCTAATTCTGACAATGGTGGTAATAAATAAATGTCTGCTAATTGGAATCTATTTGAAAATGATTTAAAAAATTTAATGCAAAACGGTAAAGTAACTAATCCAAAAGATTTAGCTAATGCCATAACTAATAGTTATGATACTGCGGTAAGAACTTCGTTAAATAAACATAATAATTATCCTATATTAGTTAATAAGAGAGGATTATTTTTATCATTATACGCGGCATTATTAAGTATTAGAAATTCTTTTAATTTATCAATTAAAATTCCAAATATAGATATTCCTAATTTACCGAATGTTAATATTCCTAATTTAAATATACCTGCAATATCATTACCAGGTTTAGTTAATATACCAGGAATACCTAATTTAAATATACCTCAATTACCTTCAATTCCAAATATAGATTTACCTAGTATTATTTCATTGCCTAATATATCACTACCAAAAATACCTAATATACCTCATATTAATATGCCGTCAATTCCATCAATATCTATACCGCAACTTCCAAAAATACCAAATGTAGATTTACCAAATATTCCTAATATACCTATGATACCAATTCCAAATATTTTAATTAAAAATATTAAATTTTTTGCAAAGCTTGCAACTGCATTTGTAATAGGATTAAAATCATATTGGTCAGGTGCAGTACTTAGTTTTGTTCCACCTCCAAAAGGTTCATTACAAATAACACGTAATAATGTATTATTTACTGGAATTTGCAAACCACCAATATTTAAATTAACAACAAAAATAGAAGAATTTATAAAAGAAATAATAAGAATAGCCAGAAATCATATGTTAACAATTTCAGGAACTACTATTTCGTTAACAAATGTTGGTTCTAATGTAGTACCAAAGCCATATCCATGGAAAGGTATTAAATAATTTTATAAGTTTAATATTTATATATAAAAGAAATAAGAGGTAATTTTAATGAAATTAAAAGATCTTAAAGCATTAATAATTGAAAGTATAACTATGTCGTTTATTAGTTTTATTCAAAGTAAACAAATTAGAAAAATTATAAAAAATACATTAAAAGAAGTTATGCAAGAAACTATGGTTGAAGAGTTAAAAAAATATAATTTTACTAATGAATCAACAAATAAATCTCCTAATGGTGTAATTGATAATATTAAAGATGGAAAATATATAATAAGAAAAAACACAAGTTTAAATATGAATCTTTCTTCTTTAAATGAAACAAAAAATATACAAAAACCTATTACCGCAATTCAACAACCAATAGCACCTAAAAAAATATCTAATGATTCTGGTGTAAATAATATATTATCTCAAATGATGTGTGATCCAGAAGTTTTAAATAATCCAATATTGTCTGGCGATTAATTATAATGAGTAATATAAAATATAATAAACAAGAAAAAACAAGATTAACAACTGATGAAAAAACTGGTTATGTTGGTGTGCAATTACCTTTAACTAATAGTCCGTATGGATATTTTAATCCATCTATTACTACCGAAGAACAATTAAAAACAAATTTTAAAAATTTAGTATTGACAATAAAAGGTGAAAGACTATACAGACCAGAATTTGGATGTGAAAATCTAACAGCTACTCTTTTTGAAAATCCAAATATAGAAGATATTCAAGAAAAAATAAATACTGAAATTAGAGATAAAACTAGTTTATATTTACCAAGAATAAAAATAAATGACATAAAGGTTTTAACATTTAATATAGATAGAAATGTATTAAATGTTCAAATATATTATGAAGTAACACCTCAAATTATAGAAGAACTTACTTTTAATATTTTAGGCAATTAAATAGATAAATAGGAGATAAAAAATGAAAAAAAGTGAATTAAAACAAAAAATTAAAGAATGTTTAAAAGAAATGAAGTTAAATGAAAAAATATCAAAAGGATTAGAAAATTTTAAAAAAGACAATGATAAAAGTGAAATCTATACAGCATATGGTTTAGGAGATTCTTTTGATGTAAGATGGACGGATAAGACTTTTTCTGATGGAGTTCCACATACAAAGTATTTTACAAGAAATCGTGAAAAATCTATAAAAATACCTATGGGTGAAAAATTTCATATATTAGAAACAGATAGTTATTGGTATTTTGAAAGAGATGGTACATGGTATGCTGTTGATAGAAATGAATATGGAACACCGCCTTTTGATTATTAATTTATATACGTTATATAAATATAAAAATTATTTAGATAAATACAATAAGGAACATAACAATAATGGAAAATGGTAAAATAGATTATTTAAGTAAAGATTTTTCGTCTATAAAAGATAATCTTATAGACTATATAAAATCATATTATCCAAATACATATAATGATTTCAGTCCAACAAGCCCAGGAATGATGTTTATAGATACAGTAGCATATGTAGGTGATGTATTAAATTATTATATTGATGATACGTTAAAAGAATCTGTATTAAGTAAAGCAGAAAGAGAAGAAAATATTATTAATTTAGCTCAATCATTAGGATATATGCCTAAAATGACTTCTACTGCAAATACAACTTTAGATATTTTTATGGTTGTACCTTCAAAATTTACGTCACAAGGTATTGATAGCACTGAACCTGATTGGGATTATGCGTTAACAATATTACCTGGTTTAGAAGTAAAGTCTAGTGAAAATCCTGATATAATATTTAGGGTTGATGACTATATTACTTTTTATCCTGAAGATACATCAATAGAAGTTAAAATATATGAAACAGACGGTAATAATGTTCCTCAATATTATATGTTAAAAAAATCAGTACATGCTTATTCTGCTACTTCATTTGAAGAAACAATTATTGTTCCAACTATGCCTCAAAAATATTATAAATTGCAATTATCAAAAGATAATTTTATTGGAATTAATAATGTAATAGATAGTAATGGAAATACATGGTATGAAACTCCATATTTGGCACAAGATACTATTTTCATTGATGAAAAAAATATGACTGCAGAAAGTGGATCTGCGCCTTATTTATTAAATCTAAAAAAAGTTGATAGAAGATTTATAACAAGAATAAATAAAAATAAAAAAGTAGAATTGCAATTTGGTGCAGGAGTATCAGCTTCTCCAGATGAATTATTAATTCCAAATCCAGATAATATAGAAAATATAATGAATAATAGAGATGATCTAAGTGTTGTAGATACTCCATTAGATCCTTCTAATTTTATGTATACAAAGTCTTATGGCCAAGTTCCATTTAATTTAGAATTAACTATTAAATATTTATATGGTGGTGGAATAAAATCTAATGTTGCATCTAATGTATTAACAAAAATATCAAGTATAGAATTTGAAACAATACCTTCTAGTTTAAATTCAAGTTTAGTTGACGATGTAAGAATATCAGTAGCGGCAAATAATACAATTGCCGCTACAGGTGGAACAAGTGCAGATTCTGTTGATGAAATTAGACAAAATGCTATGGCTTATTTTTCAACTCAAGGAAGAGCAGTAACATTGCCTGATTATATAACTAGAGTATATTCTATGCCTTCTAGATACGGTAAAGTAGCAAAAGCTCATATAGCAAAAGATTCAGAAATTGCTAAAAAAATTAGAGGTGATTATAATCCATTAGCATTAAATTTATATTTATTAGGATATGATCAAGATAAAAATTTAACATTATTAAATAATACAATTAAAAATAATATAAAATCATATATAGATAGATATAGAATATTAACAGATGCTATAAATATATTGGACGCATATATTGTAAATATTGGAATTAATTTTGATATAATAGTTGCACCTAATTTTAATAAAAACGAAGTATTATTAAAATGTATTGATACATTTAAGATATTTTTTAATATTAATAATTGGAGTATAAATCAACCTATAATAATATCAGATTTATATAACGAATTATTTAAAGTTCAAGGTGTTAGAAATGTAACTAACATAAGTGTAATAAATAAAGTAGGAACATTATATTCAGATAGTCTTTATGATATTAAATCAGCAACAAAAGATGGTGTAATTTATCCTTCTAAAGATCCTTGTTGTTTTGAAATTAAATATTTAGATAAAGATATTGTTGGAAGAGCTAGATGATATTAAATAATTGTAAAAAATTTATTGAGAATAATATACCTTTATATTTTAGAGGTCATACTATTCCTTTTAAATTATATGAACACCAATCTGATTTAATAGATTTTTTTAATTTAGATAAAAATTTATTTATTAAGAAAAGAAGACAAAATGGAACGTCATCATTAATTGTGGCTTATAGTATTTGGTATTCTTTAAAAAATGAAAATTCTAATATTAAAATTATTTGTGTAAATAATAATATAGCTAATCGGTTATTTAGTCAATTTAAATTTATAGATAGTTCTAATAATACATTATTTTCAGAAGCCTGTTCTTGTGGTTTATATAAAAGCAAATTATTGATAAAGTTTAAAAACGGTTCAAAAATAAAATGTTCAACAGATTTTGATAATTATAGTAAATATGATATACTTTTTATTGAAAACCCAGAATTCAACAGAAATATAGATAAATCTAATTTAAATATGTTGACGTATTGGAATAGAACTATAGCAGTTGTAGACGATGATTCTAAAATTATAAAAAACAATTTGTCAAATTATAAAATACTAGATTTTACATTATCTGAAGAAGAATATAAAAGACAAAAAATTATAACAAACAATTTAAAATTGTTAAATAAAAAATAGAGGGTATACTATGAAAAATAAAGAAAGTTTAAAAGAATTAATTAAACAATGTTTGTCAGAAGAATTTAATTTAAATAAAAATTATTTTGATAAAGAAAAGTACACTGGTTTAGGTGTACAACAACAAAAAGAATATATAAGAGATATTATTGAATCAATGTTTAAAACAATAAAATTTCAAAAATATAGTACAGATAAACATATGTATTTTTCTGAAATTAAAGATAATATGAGAATATTAAAAAAGGTAATTATTTATTTAAATAAAATGGGATTTAATTCTAAAGTAATTAAAGTTAATGGCCAAATAATGTTAAAGATATTATAATGATTAATAAACTCAAATTAAAACGAATAATCAAAAAATATATTTCAGAGTCATATTTAAATGAAAATATAATTTTAAATAATAAATTTATTGAAAATATTGAAAATTACATATATAAAAATAATCCTAAAGATTTAAAATTTGTATTATCAAATAAAGGTAAAATACCAAAGCAGTTCAAAAAATCTGGTATTTATTATAGAGGTATGATTGTATCTCAAGAAGATTTAGATAATATAAAAGATAATAAATTTATATTAGATAATATATCATCATGGACATCAGATTTATCAATTGCTAAAAAATTTATAACTAATCATAAGTATAGAATTAAAGATAAAAATGGTATAAAATTAATATTAAAGAAAAAAATTCAATCTAATAACGTATTATTTAATATATATGATTATATAATATATATGGATGTTGTAGGCAATTTAGATAAGTTTGATGAAATAGCAAGAGAATCAGCAATAGATGAAAAAGAAACTTTAATCAATACTGGATTACAAATAAATTATAATGATATTTTTAAAATACTATAGGTAAATAAATATGAAAAAGGGAACATTAGAATTATTCATTTGCGACATAGATGAAAAAACTCCATTTAAAGAAGCTATTGCTATATTGCGAAATTTAATATGTTATGATATAATTAAAATATCAAATGAACACGGTAAATGTTTTTTTGACAATTTAATACCTGGAATTTATGAGTTAATTATATCTAATGCAAATAGAAAAGATAATATATATCCAGCAATTAATATAGTTAATGGAAGTAAAGCAAATTTTAAAATAGGAGAAATTATAAATGAAAAGAAATGATTTAAAAAAAATAATCAAAGAATGTATTTGTGAAATGGATTTAAATGAAGAATCAAATCCATTTATTGTAAAGGTTGTAGAAATTATCTCTAAATATGGAACTAAAGAATATGGTAAAGAAGAAATTTATGAAGAAGAATCTTTTAAAACAAAAAAAGAAGCTCAAAAATTTATTAGAAAAATGATAAAAAAATATAATCTAAAAAAACATGCAGGACATATTGTAAATTATAAAGATTCTAAGGAATTAGAAACAAATTTTTAGATTTATAAATATTTTTAACAGGCTCATTGTATTAATTTATAATGAGCCTTTTTTTATATGTTAAATATTTATATATAGTTAAACATTTAAAAATTTGGAGATTACTATAAATGATATATAACATTTTTCCACAAAAAGATACGACAATATATTCAAGATATCCTACAGCTAACGCAGGATTAGACGAAATATTAGAATTACAAAAAGAAATAGTAGATGAAGATAATGCAAATTATATTTCAAGAATATTAATACAATTTAATTCAGACGAAATAAAATTATATCCAACTGCTTCTTCTAATTATACATTAAAAATGTATGAATCTGAAAATACAGATATACCTTTATCATATAACATATTATGTTATCCAAACTCTAGAAGCTGGCAAATGGGTGTTGGCAAAGTAACATATACACCTACTGTTAAAACTGGTTGTAGTTGGAATTATGTTGATGGTAATAATGATAAAACCGTTTGGAATCCACAATTATCTGGATCAAATCAATATGGTGGTGCATGGCTAACTAATTATATAGTTTCTCAATCATATGAATCTTTTACTTATGATATAGATATGAATATTACAGATATAGTTAATTTATGGAATAATGATACTATTGAAAATTATGGATTAATAATAAAAAGAGATAGTAATTCAGAGTTAAATAATGAATCATTAGGAAATTTAAATTATTTTTCTAATAATTCTAATACTATATTTAAACCAAGATTGCAAATTAAATGGGACGATTTCAGTTTTGAAACTGGTTCATTATCAGAAATGACATCAAGTATTACTTCAGTATTTTATCCTAAAAATTTAATGGCTAGTTATTATTATAAATCTAAAATTAGAATTAATATGTTTGGTAGAGAAAAATATATTAGAAAAACTTTTAATACTAGTTTTCAAACTGTAGATAATAAATATTTTGCAACTGCTTCTTATAGTATCATAGATGATAGTAGTAATGAAGTTATAATACCATTTGATGATACATATACAAGAATAAGTTGTGATGAAACTGGTAATTATTTTGATTTATGGTTAGAACAACTAGAACCACAAAGAAATTATAGATTAGCATTTAAAGTAAAAGATACAGAAGGACATGAATATTATTATAATGGAAAATATATATTTGAAGTTACTTCTAATTGGTAAAAATTAAAAAATATAATGATGAGGAAAAACAATGAAAAGAAATGAATTAAAAGATTTAGTTAAAGAATGTTTAAATGAAATGAATTTGAATGAAGCTAGCGATTTACATGATGCAATGAAAAATCTCAATATAAGTGCTACGATATATTTGAATGGTTCAGCTGATAAAATAACAAAATTATTTCCACGAGCGAGAAAATCAACAGCGGCAGGTAGTAATTTTGTTATTGATTATAAAGATAATTTATTATTATTTACTACTGAATTCGCAAAGACTTTAAAATCTAAAAATATAAAAGTAAGTGTGATTGATAATATTATAATTAAACGAAAATACTAACAGGGTTCAATATTGAGAAAATATGATAATGAGGATAAAAAATGAAAAGAAATGAATTAAAAGATTTAGTTAAAGAATGTTTAAATGAAATGGAATTAAATGAAAGTGGTATAAAAACAAAATTACCTGAATTATATAACATATTAATAAAGGCTGTAGAAGAAGCAGAAAAGGCTTACTCTAAAGGCCAAACAGATAGAGAATCATTTTCAGGAACTGAAGGTAATGACCTTGGTGAATTATTAAAGGAAATTTGGAATGCATTTAGCACAGGTGATTCTAATGATGATTCATCTACAGGCGAATTATTTAAATAGTAATAAATAGCTTAATAATTACAACAGACTCATTATAAATTTATAATGAGTCTTTTTTTATATCTTAAATATTTATATATAGTTAAAAATATACAAAATTTGGAGATATAAATTAGATGAATAATAATACTTTTTTTACAAGATCATTAATAACAGCAGAATATAATGATAAAAAATATGAAGTTATAGATACTGAAATATCTGAATTATATACTCCTATAGATCCAAAGCAAGATTTAGATAATTTTTTTGCAGAATATGAATCTAAAAAAGATGATTTAGATAAGTTAGGTGATAATAATCAATCACATCAATATTTAGTTGATCAAGCAATAGAATTAACTAATGGAGAAGTTATAGTTCATAAATCAACTACTAATACTTTTACAAATAATGAAATTAGTAATGTTGATACGAAAATAGAAGATTTACAAAATCAAATAGAAGAATGTAATTCTGAAAATGAATTTTTAGAAGAATTAAATAAAAATTTAAATGTTGCTATTTTAGAAGCAAATGAAGTAAATTTATTTGATGATGAAAATTGGAATGGAAGTTTTGATGAATGGAATAATTTAAATACTAAACCTGATAGATGGAAATATAAATCTTGCTCTATAAATAAAGTAGCTGGCGTAGATAGTGTAAATGGTGTTAGAATAAATAGAACAACTGTAAATAATGAATATGCTGGAACTCTATATTCTATATTACAATTTTGTAAACCAAATGTTTTATATGAAATATCTGGATACGCTAGAACTAATAGTAAAAATAATTTAGTTAAAATATTTGTTGGTGACCCACGTGGTGGATATCCAGGATATGCATGGTATAAAATAAGATATTTTGAACCTATAGAAGAAAATGAATGGTTTGAATTCAAATTTACGTTTACTCCTAAAATAAATTATAGAAATGAAGGCGAAGACAGTTTAATAGAATTAGGCGGAACAATGCTATCAGTATTTTTATATCCAGGATCAAATAGATCTACAGATATAGGTGATTGGGTAGAATTTGATAGTATAAAAATACAAAGAAAATATGATAATATTCCAACTGAAGAAGGAAATATTCCAACACAAGCTGGATCTTTATTAAGTCCTGTAGATAATAATGATGCTGGTTTATTTAATTATACGTTAGAAGAACTAGAATTTTTATTGAATTTAGATAATGATAATAGTGCAATAAATATTGAAAGTGAAGACGATTTAGAATTTTTATTGAATTTAGATACTGACAATGGTGATATAAATAATGAAATTGGTAATGATTTAGAATTCACAGAACTTCATTATCAAGGTGCTGGAACTGAAGGGATGGGATTTTATAGTATAGATAATATTTTTTACGGGGTTAATAATCCATATGATGAAAATGCCGAAAAATACGATATAAATTTTGACATTTTACAACCTGGTTTTGGAATAGAATTTAAAACTGAAGGTAATTTTGGTGAAGGATGGTATGGAAAAATAACACCGTATTTTTATGGTGAAACTAATCCTTTTGACGGTGCATTTGATTTAATAGGTGGATAATAAATGGAAGAATTAACAATAAAAGATAAAAAAATAATTATAGATTTAAATAGTTTAACAAGTGTTCAAGGCGAATTAACAAAAGATGATATAAATTTAGAAATTCATTTATATGATAGTAATAATACTTTATTACATTCATTTCAACAAACAGATGATTGGGAATTATTAGATATAGCAAAATCTGATAGTAAACCAATAAATGAAAAAGTAATTGATGATGATATAATTTCAGAACAACAAAATAGAGAATAAAATATGACTGAAACAAATGATCCAAGATATAAAATTTTAGTAGATAATAGTATATTAGAATTAGCTGGCTATAAGCAAGGTGAATTTATAGCCACTTGTAATATATTTAAAAATACTTTAGGAAGTTATACAGAAAATAGAGTTTTTATTGATCAAATTTCTACTAGTAGAAAAGAAATAAGAATAAGACCTACTTCAACAGATAATACTATTGATGAAAATTGGATTAATTTTAATAATATTTCTAAAACAAATAGAATTGCTAAATTTGTAATTAATTTTGGAAAAAATAAAACATATTTAATTGCTAATTGGTTATATGATACAAATAAAAAATATAATGACGGTTTAGGATCTTATGTTATAAAATTATATGATCAATTACCAGATGAATTTACTATAAACGACCAATTATGGATTTCAGAAATATTAGCAAAACAAGTTTCAGGTAATTTAATATTAGAAGATATAGTAATAGAAAAGAAATATAATAAATTACAAGGACCAAATTTTAATATAGAACCAACTAAAAATTTTAGCAATCAATATACAGATTATAAAAATACTACAGATTTAGTTTCTTCTAATTCTACTACTAGAACAAAAATAGTAAATAATGTTTTAAGTTCAAGTTATAATGTAGAAGGTGCCGTTGAAATAAATGTAGATTATTCAGATTATATAAATTTTGTCCATTTTGGAAGTGCTTATCAAAGATTAAAAAACTTTTATAATAAAAAATATAGTTTAGAATTATATCAATCTCAAAGTGATATGATTCAATTGACAACTGACCCTAGTGGAAGTAGTTCATTTTCTGAAAAAACACAACATATAAATGATTTAAGTATAAAAATGAATAATATAGTTAGTAAATTTGATGGGTACGAAAAATATATGTATTATGAATCTTCATCAAATTATATTGATACGTATGCAACCCATTCTTCATATGCTTGGCCTAAAAGTGGATCATATCCTAATATAAATGAAAATTTTTCAATATTTTATCCTTCTGCTTCTACAGAAGTTAGTAATTGGTATTATACACAATCATTAATTGCAGAAGATTATGATAGACAAAATATACATAATTTAGTAAATACAGTTCCATCTCATGTACAATCTGATGAATATAATGAAGATTATTTAAAATTTATAGAATTAACTGGTCAATATTTTGATACAGAATGGATATATATAAAACATATTACTGATTTATATAAAAGAGAAAATAATATAAAGGACACTTTATCAAAAGATTTAATATATGAAATGTTAAAATCTTTAGGTGTAAATATAAATAGTGGAAATGATTTAGTAGATTTATGGGAATATAGTTTAGGAACAGATATAACTGGTAGTTTAAAAAACACTTCTAATAATATACTTTCAGTTTCTAATAAAGATATAACAAATGAAATATGGAATAGAATATTAAATAATTTACCATATTTATTAAAAGCTAAAGGAACAAAAAAAGGTATAAGAGGATTAGTAAATTGTTATGGTATTCCTACTTCATTATTAGATATAGAAGAGTACGGTGGCCCTATTACAACTGGTTCTATAAATTCATATGAATTTGATACATTTAATTTTGCTTTAGATTTTAATAATTCTCAAAGTATTGAGTGTGATTTTAATCCTGAAACTACTCAATCAACGGCTATTGAATTAAGATTTAAATTACAACAAGGTAAACATTATTATGATCAATTGATTCATAGTGAAAGTTTATTTAATACTGATGATAACGCTGGAAAAATAAAATTATATACAGTATACAGTGGATCTATAGATGATAATTATCAAAAAGGATATTTGAGATTTAGTTATTATTCAACTAGTAGTACTGAAAATTATATACAATCTGATTTATTAAATATTTACGATAATGAATTTTGGAATGTATTAGTAATTTCAGGGTCAGATAGTGATGGATATAAATTATTAGTAAATAAATATGATAACGGATCTATGGTATATTCATCATCAGTAACTAGTGGATATATTTCTAGTAGTGCGTCTCAGAGTTGGGATACTAGTAATAATATATATTTTGGTAAAACAATAGATAATACACCAGGTTTATCTGGATCATTACAAGAAATACGTTTATGGTCAACAGAGCCTTCACAAAATGATTTTAATAATCATACTACATTTATTAGATCAATAGTTAATACAAATAGAGAAGCTTATTATAGTTTAATCACAAGATATACTATGAATTTTCCAACTAATTTATTTTCATTTAGTTTAATTGATGATAGTAAACCAAATAATAATATACCTGATAATGATGCAGTAACTTCTGGATTTATTAATAATACAGAATTTCCATATCAATTTTCTTATTATAATGGTTCAAGAGAATCATCAACTGTTCCTAATTTAGGGTTATCTTTAAATTCAAATAAGACAAGAATTGTTGATAATGGATTAAATAACAATTCACAATTAGATATAAATATTTCAAATGATTATTTTTCTGGAATTGAAGATTTTTCAAAGGACTCAAATAAAATAGGTGTATATTTTTCACCAACAAAATTAATAAATAAGAATTTAATTGAATATTATTCTAGTTTTAATTTTGATAATTTTATTGGTGATCCAAGAAATGAATTTAAAAATACATATGAAGAATTGAATAATAAAAATAAAGAATATTGGGATCAATTTGGTCAATGGAAAAATTTAAATAATTATTGGGATTATTTAAAATTAATGAGATATTATGATAACTCATTATTTGATTTAATAAAAGAATTCACACCAGGTAGAGCTGACACGGAAGTAGGTGTTACAATTAAACCTCATATTTTGGATAGATCCAAAATGGAATGGAAACCTTTACAAAAAAGTGAAATACAAAAAAAGGCACCTTCTATAAGAATTATTGGAACTTTAGAAGAAGGTGAAAAATCTAAATATCAATATAAAAAAACAACTATAGAAATGCAAGATTATATTTATATAAATAATGCTTCTAAATTAGATAATAGTGTAACAATATTTAATAGTGCTTCTGTAAATAGTTCATATTTATATAAAGAATCCCCAACTATAGATGCAAATTCTAAAAGATATAGTGGATTTACTGATAGTGTTAATATAGAAATGATTAAACCTGTTTGTGATTTAGAATTATCAAGTAGTAGAAATCCTATAATTAATAGTGACGGCAGTACTCAAGTTACATCTTCACAATTTAGATATTATAGACAAAAACAATCTGGATGGTGGAACGTAAGGTATGCTGGATGTTTACAAACTCAATATACCACACTAGATGGCAAAGACCCTGTAGAAAGTATTCTTTCTAATCCTAATACATTAATTGTAGATGATCAAGGAAGTGGAGTGAAACTAAAAGTTCAATAAGGAGAAAATAAATGAAAATAAAAAAGAGTGAATTAAAAGAAATTATTAAAGAGTGTATTACTGAAATGAATTTAACAGAAGCAACGATGATAGATAAAAAATATGCGTTATCAGGAATTAAAGATTTTAATAGGAAAAGATTAAATATTAAAAACTTAATACCTAGATTAATAAGAGATTTAGATATGGTTCCTAATAAAAAAAATATAAAAGAAGTAGAAGAAATTATTATGGCTAATTTAGATAAGTCAGGAAAATTACCGTATGAAATGTATATTATTGATGAAATAGATAAAGTATTAAAGTAAATAGGTATAATAATGAAAATCACTAAAAAAGAATTAAAAGAATCAATAAAAAGATGTGTAAATGAAAATATTTCAGAATCTAATATGTGTAAATTAGATAAACTAATTTATCCAATGGTTTGGGAATTATTAGATGAGGCTGCAGGAGATAAATCTACAGTTTCTTATAGTGATAAAATTTTATCTCAAGATTTTAAAAAATTTAATACTGATTATAACAAAAGAAAATATAGTTCTGAAGAAAAGAAAATTGCATATACAGATAAATTTATAACTCATTTAGAAAATAAATTTAAAAAATATAAAAATGAAATTTTAGATTTTGTTATAGAAGCAATGTTTTATAAAGATATTCCTAATAAAAAAGAAATTGATAAATTTGTAAAAGAAATTAATAATGAATATAATATTGATGAAAGTAAAATAAGAAGATCTATAAGAATAATTTTAAATTACGGTATTAAATATCACAAAAAGAAAATAGTAGATTTTGAAAAATTAGAAAAATGGTATGATAAAAAATTAGGTAGAACCAAAGAATAATTAAATATAATAAAATTTTAACCTCCTTTATAGGAGGTTTTTTTATATCAATTTTTTTAATAATTAATATTTATATTTGATAACTAAAATTTTAAATTAATTATTTTTTAAATATAGGAGAAAAATAAATGGCATATATAACGCAAGGTGATAATGTAATTGTAATTGATGCAATTATCACGAAAAAAGGCAGAGAAAATATGGCAACTGGAAAAGGTTTAAATATTGTCAAATTCGCTTTGTCAGATGATGAAATTGACTATGGCCAATGGAATCCAAATAATTCACAAGGTTCTGAATATTACGGTGTAAAAATTGAAAATATGCCATTAACAGAAGCTAATCCAGATGAAACTAGAAATATGAGATATAAATTAGTTTCTCAAGAAAAAGATAATGTAGTAGTGTCAGTAATTGTAGATACTCCAGATCAATTAGATTTTAAATCAAATGGAGAGCAAATTTTAGAACCAAATGTGTCTTCAGGAAATACAAGCTTTGGGTATACTTTACAAATTCCTAATGGGTCATCATTATTTAATGTTGTTGAAATTGGAAGTATTAATTCAAGAACAGCAAAAACAATATCAATTACAGGAAAATCTACAACGATAACAGCTGTTGGTGAAAAATTTAAATTAATAGCTAAACCTCAAACAGTTGATAAAAATATATTGGCTTCAATTATAGATAATGCTTCAGGTGCAACAAAAGATATTAGATTAACTATAACTAAACTTGAAGTTGGTCCTAAAGGTAATTTATTTTAATTAAGGAGATAATATAAATGGCAAATGAAAAACAATTTTCTGACGTATTCTATTATTTTAATCAAAAGGATATAGTTGAGAAAAATAGACAAATTGTAACAGATGGAGCAATAGGTAGTTCAGGAACTATAACCAGTTTTGAATACTTGGCTACACAATATGCTGATAGTTCTTCACATTATTTTATGGATGTATATGATTCTGCAAATACAGCTAGTGGAGTTCAATTTGATATTTCTTACGGAAATAGAAATGGATATTCAGGTAGTTATGATGATACTTATTCACCTTCAGAAGTAACATATAATCAATATGCAAATAAATTATTAAATGTAAATACATACGACACAAGTTCAAATATATTTAAATGGGCAAATCTATCTGAAAGTGTTGATATGTTTATTGTTAATTTTAAGCGTGATAAATTAAAAGAAAAATTAGATGCAGGTAATTGGGAATTAAAATTAACTAATGGTTCATCAACAATATCATTAATTGATAGTAGCACAGATACTAATTTAGCAATTGGTAATGGGTTTACTGGTCCTAAATATAATATAGTTAGTGGAACCTTTATTAATAGTACAAGAACTTATTATACAACAGAAGATGCTGATTCATCATATGGAACAGTATATCCTGATTTAGGAATTATATTATTAAATCCTCAACAACTACAAGCAGGTTTTGGTAGTTGGACGTATTCAGGTTCAGCAGTTCCATTTACTAATAATGTAATAAATGAGTTTTTTAAAGTAATAGATTCTGGATCTTATTTTGCTGCAAGAAATGAAGAAGTAATTAGTTCATTAAATTATTTTGTAAGAGCAGGAAATGAAAACTTTAATTTTAGTAATAATCCAACTTGGCAAACAGGTTCAAATGGAGTAATGAGATATACTGAAATGAATGAAGATCCTATTACATATGTTACAACTATAGGATTATATAATGATGATAATGAATTATTAGCTATAGCAAAATTAAGTAAGCCTGTTGAAAAAAGTTTTGAAAACGAATTACTTGTAAAGGTTAGATTGGATTTTTAATTATGAAAATAAATAAAAATACACTAAAAGAAATAATTAAAGAATGTATATCCGAAATGGAATTAACAGAAGAAGTTCCAATTTATAAAACATTTGACGAAGTTGCAAAAGAAATTCAAGACGATATAGATAGTTTTCAAAAAGAAATGGATGAAAAAATTAAAAAATTAAGAGATTTAGTTAAACAAAATAAAGCTAATTTTGAAGCTTAAAAATAGGAGAAAATTAATGGCAAAAATAAAAAAATCAGAATTAGATGCATTGATAAAAGAATGTATCAAAGAGATGAAAGAAGATGGTCAAATATTAACAGAAAAAGCATATAAGAGTAAAGAAACGTTTACAATACATCCAAAAGATGGATTACAGTATGATATTCCTGCTATGTTAATAGATATTAAAGAACCTTTAAAGTTTAATTTTGAAGATGGAATAATTGATAATCAAACACAAAAGATAATATTCAGATCAGTTAAAAAATGTAATGATGAAATTAATAAAATAATTACACAAGCAGAAAAAGATATTAAAAATCTTGGTAAAGAATGTGCAAAAGAAGTTAATAAGATAGCTAAAGAGAAAAAATAAAAAGGTAACTAATGGCTAATCAAACTAAATTTATTGGAAATGATTTATTTAAACAAATAGATCAATCTGATTATCAAATAACTCCATTTAAAGTATATAAAGATTGGACCTATAACGGGTCCAATTATTATGCTAATGGTTTACAAATATCATATGGTATTGAAGATTTATCTCAATTTGATTCTGAAAATGATTCTATAAATAAAGATGGAACATATAAAGGATTAATATATGATTTTGTTCATGGATTATATTATCAATCTGCTAGTATAGGAAGTGGTAGTAGTACACAAACTATGATTAGTAGACATGCTGGAAATATAGATAATTTTGAAAAGATAAATTTAAATATGAATGAAAAATGTATTTTTATAGGAATACCACAACAATTATATGGTGAAAGAATTAAACCTGGTAGTTTTGAATTACAATATAATACTGCTAGTATAATTGATGATACGTTTGGTAATATAATAGATAGAAATAATAGCAATTATCAAATAGGTAATATATTTTATGAACATGGAAATATAGTAATAACGGACACAGGATCTTATTATAATAGTTTTAATACATCATCATTCACAAGTATTAGTTATAAAAGCCAATTTACAATTTATGAACATTCTGTAACATGTAGAATAGGAAAAGGTGAATTTAATACAACACAAAATCCGTCATCATTTTCTGGTAGTTTTCCAAGAACTTATGGTTCCGCTTCAATATATTTATATGATACAGAAGGATTTGATCCATATATTACTTCTATAGGATTATATAATGAGTATAACGAATTATTAGCCGTTGCAAAAATACCTAAACCTATTAAAAATTTTAAAGATTTAGATTTAAACATAGTAATAAAAATAGATGCATAAGTGGGGTAATTATAAATAAAATGAAAGTAATAAAACTAGAATCAGAAAAACCTACAAATAATGTTTTACTTAAACAATCATATGACGATATTGTAGAAATTCTTAATTATATTAGTGCATTATTAACAAATGAACCAAAAGAAATTAATATAGAATGGGAAAGTAATTCAGAAATACTTAAAAATAATATTAGAACTTTTTTAATAAATAATAATTTAATGGAATAAGATATGAAAAAAGATAAATTAAAATTAACAATAAAAGAAATACTTAGTGAATTATTAACTTCAGAAGGAAATATTATAGATAAAAATAATGTTCCATTTACAGTATCAGATAATAAAATTGGTGATGTCGCTGTTATTTATTTTAAAGATGAAGATGTTTATTTACTTAGTCAAAAAACTTTAGGAAAACAAAATAATATTAAAATTTCTAAAAAACAATTACAAGAAATTTTAAAAGAAACAAAATAATTTAAATAAAATACATTAACGAAAATTTTATAATTATATAGAGATTCAATAAAAAAGTTGAATCTCTTTTTTTATATCTAAATATTTATATATAAATAATCTTTGGAGGAATTAAAAATGCCAGCAACATCTAAATCACAAAGACGTCTTATGGGTATGGCATATGCGTACAAAATAGGAAAATTAAAAGGTAAAAACATATCTGATAAAGTTAAAGAATTATCAAAATCAATGTCAATTAAAGATCTAGAAGATTTTGCAGAAACTAAACATAAAGGTTTACCAAATAAAGTTAAAAGGAATAAAAAGAAAATGAACAAAGAACAATTAAAAAAAACTATAAAAGAAGAAATTACTAATATATTATCTGAAAATTATAAAGATGAAGTTAAAACTTTATATACTCAATTTGATGAAGTAAAAAAAGCAATTAAAGGAACTAGCGTATCTTTATTAGATATATGGATTAATTTAGGATTAACTTATAAATTAATAGATAATGAAGATGTTAGTAGACTTTTAGATGAACAAGAAGTAGAAGATAAACCTACCACAGAGGAGTAATAAATGGCTCTTGGCCTTTTAAATAATTTATCTATAGGTAAAATTTCTATAATAGCCGTATTACCACCATCTGTTGAAGGTAATTATATTGTAAAAGATGAGGCTGGTAGCTACTTTATAGTTGGTTCAGTAACAGGTAGTGCAGGATTTGTCGTATTAGATGAATTAGTAGAACCTACTGATTATTTAGCTTATTATAAAATGGATGATAATGCTGCTTCAACAACTGTTGTTGATCAAAGTGGTAGTTATAATGGAACTAGTAATAGAGATACTAATCTAATGTCTACTACAGGAACTAAAGAACTAATTAATACTGCTTTAGATTTTAACGAAACTAATGACTATGTAACATTACCTAATAATATCAGAGATCTACTTATGTCAGGTTCATTACCATATTCTTTATCAATATGGACAAAGGCTGAGTCATATGATTATAATACTATTTTTGGTTGTAGATTTGCTAATAATGGTTTAGATGTATATGTAAGTAGTTCTTTCTTACTAGTAGATAGTTATAATGATAGTGGAAACACATCATTTAGTTATAATAATGAAAACTATAAAAATTGGAATCTTATTAATTTAGTTAATGATGGAACCAATTTAAAATTATATGTAAATAGTAGTTATGTTACAGAAGGATTATCCAGAGCATATACCTTTAATAATTCGTTAGAAGATATAGCGTTATTAGGAGCTATTCATGTTCCTACTCCATCTTATGACTATCAAAACTTTTTAGATGGTAAATTAGACAATATAAGAGTATATGATAGAGAACTAACAGGACCTGAGATCTTACTATTATATAGTTTAGATGTTCCAAGTATAGATAATGTATTAGCTTATTACCCCTTTACATCTGGTAGTTTATTAGATGAGAGTGGTAATTCTTTAAATGCAAATAATAATGGAGCAGTATCAACTACTGATAGATTAGGTAAGACAGGCAGTGCTTATGAATTTGATGCAAGTCAAGTAGATTATATGAACATTACAGACTCTGGTAGTATTATAAGAAATCAATTCACTATAGGTGGTTGGTGTTATTATGACCCTACTGGTCAAGCTTCAACAACAGATGGTGGTATTGTTGGTAAATATTATGGTATTGGTGGAACAAATCATAGAAGTTGGTGGATAATTTCTGTTGACTTAAACAGCTTATCAGTTGGATTGTCCACAGATGGAACGTCAGGTAATAGTTTTAATTTAACTACTAGCAATATAAGTTCTTCATTTCATAATAAATGGACTCATATTATGGGTGTATACGATAATGAATATTTGAAATTGTATTTAGATGGATCTGAATTTACTAGTAGTTATATTGGAGCAAAAAACATCTATACATCTTCTCAAGATATTTGGATTGGTACTTTACATACACCTTTAACGACAACATGCTGGAATGGTAAACTAGATGATATGAGGGTTTATAGTAGAGCATTATCATCTGCCGAAATATCATCTATATACGATTCTGAAAAACCTGGTATAGATGATGTATTACTTTATTATTCATTTAATAGTGGTAGTGTTAATGATGAAAGTGGGAATGGGTTTGAAGCTACTAATTATGGTGCAGTATCAACAACAGATTTTAAGAATAATGCATCTGGTGCAATGAATTTTGCTAATACATCAGATTATATTGAAGTAGCAAGTTATGATTCTCTTATATTAACAGGTAATATTACTTATACAGGATTCTATAAACCTGTATCTAGTTCCAATTTAGAAATTATAGCAACATGTGATGCTCCAGGAGAATCATTAATAACAAATACAGTATTTCAAATAAGAAGAGTGGATAAAGAAATAGTAATAGTTCACGAATATGGTGTAGGTGGAGATAATGAGGTATTAAACACTGGTATTATTCTAGAATCTAATACATTTTCTCATGTTGGAATAACTAGAAATACAACTAATAAATATTATAACACATATATAAATGGTGATTTAAAAACATCATCTTATTATACAAATAATCCTGAAATAGCTTCATCTGGTAATCTTCAAACTTGGAAAATAGGTCAAGATACTTATGCTATGACAGGCATATATGAAAATGTTAGAATATATAATAGAGAATTAAGTGCAGATGAAATATGGACATTATATGATGCTGGTAAACAAACATTCCCAACTGATATGGTAGCTTATTATCCATATACAAGTGGTAGTTTAATAGATCAAAGTTGGCATGGTAGTAATATTGTAAATTCTACTGCTACACCAACAATTGATGCTCTTGAAAACCCTAGTAGTTCTTTCTATTTTAGTGGATCTAGTTATATGGATGTAAATGGTAGTGGTAGTGTTAATTTAAATAATTTTGCTTATAGTTTATGGTTCAATACAACAGACATTACACATAATCAAGTATTAATAAATAAAAATTTAGATAGTTCAAATACTGGATGGAGTGTTTGGTTAAAACATCCATCAGATACATATACTAATAAAATGAGTATTAAAGCAGGTGTTACTGATACTATTGGAGATTGGAATAATTCATTAACTTCATTTACTGCATCTCAAGATACTTGGAATCATTATGTATTTATGAAAGATGATACTACAATAAGTCACTATTTAAATAGTGTATTAATAGATAGTATAACAACAGGTAGTATGTCATCATTTGTAGATTCTGGTTCTGCTAAATTACGTATTGGTAATTATGAGAATGAAAATGCTGGATATGGTTTTGAAGGTAGGATAGATAATGTAAGAGTATATGATAGACCATTATCTCAAAATGAAATAACTCAAATATTTGATGAGGAAAAAGTTATATGTAATTCATTCCATTCATTAGAAATAGATCCATCCATATCTCAATCAGTGTCTCCTACATCATCAATATCTTCAATGAGTGCTTATTTCCCATTTGATGGAAACACCAATGACAGCTCTGGTAATGGTAATAATTTTGATTTTACTCCTAGTGTATCTTATGTTACTGATCAATTAGGTAATACAAGCAGTGCAGTTTATTTAGATACAGGATCAAAACAAATGTATCATAATAGTAGTTTAGGCTTAGATTATAAAAATTTTTCATTATGTATGTGGTATAAAAGTTATGAAACAGCAAGTCTAGCATATCGTGTAATGAGTAGTGAACAATCTGACACAAATAAAAATTTAACTTTATTGCAATGTAATAATATTAATAATAATTGGAGATTTTCTGTGTTTGATAGTTCATCCAATGAAGCCAAAGTAACTATGTCATTTGATAATGGTGGTGGTGATATTGACAATGAATGGCATTTCTTGGCATGTGGTTATAATGGATCAGTTATTAATATAGTGGTAGATGGTGATTACGAAGAGGAAACAGTAACTCTACCCGAAACTGCTTTACAGATAGATAATTTTGGATTTAATCCATATACATTCTTTGAGCAAAATTCAAAAGCAATAAACAATTATAGAATATATGATAGGGCTATAACTCAAGCAGAGATGTTAGAAATATATAATAGCGAGAGTGTACCATTAGCAGATGATAGTGGTAGTGGTTTTGAAATTTTAGATGTTGCCGCGTATTTCCCATTTAATGGAAATGCTAATGATGAATCAGGTAATGGTTATACGCCAGTATCTAATTCTGCTGTATTGACTACTGATAGATTTGGTAATTCTAATAGTGCTTATTCTTTTAATGGTGTAAATCAAAAAATTGAATATGGTAATATATTAGAATTTGCAACAAGTAGTTTTTCTATGATATCTTGGATAAGAACTACGTCAACAGCGTCTTTAGGATGCATAATGAGTAATAGATTACAACAAACCGAATATACTGGATATTATTTGTATTTATTTACTGGTATGGAAGTTCCTATTACTACTATAAATACCCAAAATAGTGTAATAGATAGATCTATTGCAGCAACTTCAGCAATACCTGTTAATGACGGCGTTTGGCATCAAATAGTATCAACTGTGGATAGATCCGGAGATTTGAGTATTTACGTAGATGGAGATTTTAAAGTCAGTTTAGATATATCAAGTTATGCTGGTGAATCATTATCTAATACTGGGTCATTTTCTATAGGATATAATAATCCGTTAGGACCTCATTATTTTGAAGGTGATATTGATGATATTAAATTGTATAATAAAGCATTAACTAGTGTAGAAGTATCTGCATTATATTCATTAGATAAGCAACCTATGATTACAAGTGATTATGTTGCGTATTTCCCATTTAATGGAAATGCTAATGATGAATCAGGTAATGGCCTAACTAGTGTTGTTAATGGGGCTAATTTAGTAAATGATAGATACGAATATACAAGTAGTGCTTATGAATTTGGTGGTACTAAAAGTATTATAGTATCTCAATCTAGTTTAGGTGATGAATATTCTATATCATGTTGGTTTAATAAAAGCGATAATTCTGATGGCTTAGTAATAAATAAAAGAGATCAAAGTAGTGGTCAAGGTGCTGAGTGGCAGTTGTATTTTTATGCTCCAGAAGGTGAATATTTAACATTTGCTGCATGGACCCCTCTATCAGTTACTTCATCATTCTCAACAACAGTCCATACTGGTTCTATTAATACTTGGTATCACGCTACTGCCACAAATGATAGTAATAGAATAAAACTATATATAGATGGACAATTGGAATCAACTGTATGCTTTACTGGTAGTAGACATACAGGTTCTACTATTACTGCTATTGGTGTGCCTGGTTGGGATCAAGGTAATACATCATTGGCTTTTAATGGTGTGATAGATGATATAAGAATATATAGTAGATCTTTATCTCAAGAAGAAGTAACAAAAATATATGACGATGAAAAAGTTAAATGTAATAGATTAAATCCAATCATAATATCATAAAATAAATAAAGGAAGATAAATAAATGGCATTATATAATTCGATCCATAGTGGATCAACAGTAGATCAGGTAGTAACTGATGTAACAAATTTAACATTTCCTAGTAGTTCTAAACATGGATCTTTATTAACCAGTACCCATCAATTTACTGGTAGCATTTATTTAACAGGATCTATGTTTAATAATGGTAATCAAATATCATTACCTCAAAAGTTTACAGGAACTGGTGCTGTTGGGACTGGTTCTTGGGAGAATATAAATGGCATATGGTATGTTGTTGGTGATGGTATAATAACACAAATGGATTGTTCTGTAACTATGATGTATAATAGCCAATTCAAACATATAAAACAAACGTGGGTTGGTTATTATTCGAGTTCTATAGGATTTGTAATTAGTACAAGCGCTAGTAATGCAGACATAATAGGCTCAGATCCAGCTAATGGGTTCGATTTTCAAATAACCAATTCAACACTTACTGGATCATATTTTCAACCGCAAGTTAAAATAAAACAAAATGGTACATATGCTGGAACAATTACTGTAACGACCAGTGAGAATTGTTAAACTATAATTTTAAATAAAAAATATTAAGAGAACTATAAAAAGTTCTCTTTTTTAGTTTACAAATGTATATTTATATTTAAAATAAAATTAAGGATTATAAATGAAAACATCATTATGTAAAGCTAAAGGTAGAAGATTGCAACAATATATAGTAAAAGAGATATTAGAAATAATTCCAGAATTAACAGATAACGATGTAAAATCTACACCAATGGGATGTAATGGAACTGATGTTATATTATCTGAAAAAGCCTTAAAATTATTTCCATTTTCTATAGAAGCAAAGAATCAAGAGAGAATAAATATTTGGAGTTGTATAGAACAAACTTTTAAAAATGTTGTTGACAAAACTATAGGCGTATTAATATTTAGTAAGAATCATAAAGGTAAATTTGCTTGTATTAAATTATCTGACTTTTTAAATTTGTATAAAGAGTTATATATTAATAAGAAAGAAATAGAAAAATTAAAAGAAGAATTAAAACAATATGAAGATTTAAAAAAAATAAAGTTATTATTAGAAAAAAATAGTTGACATTTTAAAAATAAAATTTATAATTATTAAAATGTTTAAATAATAAAGGTTTAATTATGAAAGAAGAAACAATTAAATTAGAAAACAGTAATTATAAAAAAATATATTATTATGACACAAAAGAAACTAAAATAAGTAGTGAATATTATTTTTATAATAAAAAATATATACAACATAGAACAGACGGTCCGGCAGTAATTTGGTATTATGATTCAAAAGAAATAAAAATAGAACGTGAACGTTATTATATAAATGGTAAACGACATAGAACAGATGGACCTGCTGAAATTTGGTATTATAAATCTGGAGAAATAAGCTGTGAATTATATTATATAAATAATATAGAATATTCAAAAGAAGAATTTGATAAAATTAAAAATATTAATAGAAACTTAAAATTATTAAATAAGGTTTAGTTATATGAATAATATAGATACAAATTTATTAGATTTATTAAATGAATTATTAGATACTAAAACATCTTATGATGGAAAAGGCAATCAAAGTTTTTATTGTCCACTTTGTGAAACTATGCATTATAAAGAAAAATTAGTAGTGATGTTAGATAAAGATAGTGAAAGATTTACTCAATGGAATTGTTGGGTTTGTAATAAAGGAAAGGGAAAATCTATAGTTGGGTTATTTAAATTATTACAAGCTTCTGCCGATCAATTTAATAGATTAAAGAATATTTTAAAAAATAATAAAAATACAGATATAAATAAATTATTTAATAATGCTACTATAAACAAAGATAATATAAATATTTCTTTACCTATTGAATATTACCCTTTGTGGATTAATAAAAAAACACCACAATTTAGAGCCGCTTTAAATTATATAAAAAATGTTAGACATTTAAATAATTATGATATATTAAAATATCAAATAGGTTATTGTGAAGATGGAGAATATAGAAATAAAATAATAATTCCAAGTTTTGATTTTAATGGAAAATTAAATTATTTTGTTAGTAGAAATTTTTATACAAAAGGATATAAAAATCCTAATTTTAGTAAAGATATAATTTTTAACGAATTATTAATAAATTGGAATCAGCCAATAATATTAGTAGAAGGTGTATTTGACGCAATGACAATAAAAAAGAATGTAATACCACTATTAGGAATACACATTCAAAAAAGTTTAATGAAAAAAATATTAAAATATAAACCAAAAGTATATATTTGTTTAGATAATGATGCAGAAAGCCATTCATTAAATTATGTTACTAAATTTAGAAGTGAAGGAATAAATTCTGTTATTGTTAAATTACCTTATAATAAAGATCCTAGTGAATTAGGATATACTGAAATGATAAAGTATATTTATAAAAGTAGTAAAAAGAATTATAATAGCGATATTAATATTTTTAAAGATAAATTATTTAGTAAATTTGGAGGATAATTATTGAAACTATATTGTGTAGTTCTATATGGTATAAAGATTTAGAACTTAAAAAACCAATTGTGTTTAAAAATAAAGGAATAAGACCGTATAATGTAGATAAAGGAATTGTATTTTCAGGTTGGAGACACGCTAATTGTTTATATCAAATGGTCGCAATTACTGGATTAAGAAATTGTGAAGCCGGAGAATCTGTTCAAGGATTCTTAACAGATAAAAATAGATTTGTAGATAGAGTTGAAGGAGCAAAAATAGCTTTAGCTTCAAATCAAATAACAGAATTACATTTTTCATCAGATGAATTATTTAGTGAAGATTTGTATTAGGAAATAATTAATATGTTATTAGACGAAAAAATATTAGAAACAGTGTTACATTTTAAAGTTAATGATTTTTATAAGAAAAAAGATAAAAATTGGGATGATTCAAAAAATCATTCTATTGTGACAATAGAATTTAAACCAGCGTTAAAATTTTTTAAATTAATTAAACTTAAAAATATTAAAAAATATACATTTGAAATGGAATTACAACATTTTGAATTTTTTGAAAATAAAACAAGTTTACTTGGAAGATCAAAAGAATGTAATGAATTATTAGAGCAATTAGAAAAATATTTTTTAAGTAAATTAGAGGAGATAATATAATGGAAAGAAAATTAGCGTCTATTCAAAAAATTGGTAATATTATTCCAATTGATGGATATGATAAAGTAGAATTAGCAGAAGTATTAGGATGGACTTGTATAGTTGGAAAAGGAGATTTTAAAAAGAATGATTATTGTGTATATTTCGAACCTGATAGTCAATTATATCCTAGTGAAGTATGGGATAGTTTTTTAAGTAGAAGAAAATATAGAATAAAAACTATTAGAATGTGTGGAGTAGTTTCACAAGGTTTAGCTTTGCCTGTTAGTATTATTTCTAAATTAACAAATAAAAAAGTTATATTAAATGAAGGCTTAGATTTAACAGAAATATTAAGTGTTGAACATTTTGAAAAAGGTAAGCAAGGAAAAGAAAAATCTGAAAAGATAATTAAATCTAAAAATAAGTTTGTAAATTATATGATGAAATTCAAATGGTTCAGAATCATTTATAAATTTTTATTTTTAAACAACGCTAAAGGCGAATTTCCAACTAAATATATTAAAAAAACAGATGAATCAAATATTCAAACAATGCCAAGCATTTTAAAATCTGGTGAAATATTTTATATTACAGAAAAACTTGAAGGTCAAAGTGCAACATATATTTTATTACCAAAGAAAGGTATTATTAATAGAATTTTAGGTAAAAAACATTTTGAAGTTTGTTCGCATAATATAAAATTACCTCATCCAGATAAATCTAATTGGTGGGAAATAGCTAATGGATATGATATTAAAAATAAATTAAAATTATATTATAAAAAGCATAGAAATCATATGGCTATTCAAGGTGAGATAGTTGGACCAAAAATTCAAGATAATATTTATAAATTATCAAATATAGATTTTTATGTATTTAACGTAAAAAATTTAAATACTGGAAAATATTTAAATTTAAAAGATAAATTAGAATTTTGTAAAGAAGTTGGTTTAAAAATGGTTCCAATTATTTCTGACAAAATATATTTAAATGACGAAGATTCTAATAGTATGTTGAAAATGTCAAATGGATATAGCTTGTTAAATAAAAATGTAAGAAGAGAAGGATTTGTAGTTAGAAGTGTGGATAATGATACTGTTTCTTTTAAAGTTAGATCTCCAAAATACTTATTAGGAGAAAAATAATAAATGAATTATAAAATAGTTATAGACGGTAAAGGTGGATCTGGTAAAGATCAGTTTGTAGAATTTTGTAAAAAATATAATAATAAGGTTTATAATATATCCACTATTGATAAAATAAAAGAACATGCAATAAACCTTGGTTGGAATGGTGTAAAAGATAATAAAGGTAGATTATTGTTAAGCGAGTTAAAAAGAATATCAAAGGAATATAATGAATTGCCTCTTAGAGACGTATTAAATAAAATATATTATATTTGTCAAGATAGTTCAGATAATATTATATTTATTCATTCTAGAGAACAAGAAGAAATAAAACAAATAAAAAATAAATTTAAAGATGATAATAGTTGCTATACTCTATTAATTGAAAATAATAGAGTAAATTCTTGTTTAGGAAATAACTCAGATGATTGTGATAAATCTAGTAGGTTTTACGATTATGTTATTCATAATGATTGGGGATTAGAAGAATTAGAAGTTGCAGCATGTTCATTTATAGAAGGAATTGTAAAATGAAAATTATTTTAATAAGTGTGTTGACATTAGTTGTTATTTGTTATATAATATATAAATTAGTAAATAGAATTAAACGTGGTGAAGTATACGTTCATGGTGAATACTATATTTATTATTTTGAAAAAAAAGATAATAAATGGATTTGTAAAATAAGTAAAAAGACATTACCTAAGCTTATTATTTGGGAAGTTGATTTAGATGTATTATTAGTTCCAGGCGTCGATTGGAATACAGCAGATCCAAAAGATTTAAATTTTTTAGTATTTATTTGGATAAATAATCTTCTTACAAAATTAAATAAAAAATAGGAGAATTAGTGGTTATACAAAAAATAAATTTACCTTTAAATTTAGAAAAGGTTTTTCATATTTCTGACGTTCATTGTAGATTATATAAACGTCATAGAGAATATAGAGACGTATTTGATAATTTATATATTGAATTAAATAAACAAAAAGAAAATTATCCTAATTCAATAATATATTTATCAGGGGATTTAGTTCATTTAAAAACAGAAATGTCTCCAGAGTTAGTTAATATAGTTGATGAATTTTTAGATAAGTTGAGTAATATTTTTCCTTTATTAATTATACCAGGTAATCACGATGGTAATATTAATAATTTTAATAGAATGGATTCTTTAGAGCCAATTATTAATAGATTAAAAAGTACTAAAATTGATAATATAATTTATATGAAAGAATCTGGTATTTATTACAATAAAAATAATAACGTTTTATTTTCAATTAAAAGTATTTATGATGAAGATGAATTATTATCTGTTGAAGAAATAAATAATTTAGATAATAATAAATTTAAAGATTATAAAAAAATAGTATCTTATCATGGAGTTGTAAATGGTGCGACAAATGAATCAAACTATACATTTAAAAACAGTTCTATAAATAAACCAATATTATTAGAATATGATATGGGAATGTTAGGAGATATTCATAAGTTTCAATATTTATCAGATAACGTCGCATATGCAGGATCTTTAATTCAACAAAATTTTGCAGAAACATTACATAGTCATGGTATGTTAGTATGGGATATCAAAACAAATAAAAGTGAATTAGTTGAAATAAAAAATGATTATGGATTTGTACAAATTTATATAGATAATAATGGCAATATAATAGATGAAGATAAATTAATTATACCAAATAAACCTAGAATAAAATTAAATTCAAATCCAATGACTAAACAATCTGATATAAATAAAGTCGAATCAGAATTAAAGAAGAAATATAATGTTCAATCTTTTTATAACGGTGGAACTAGTAAATTAAATGATAATAATTCTATGAATATAGATGAGGATATTTATAATAATATTTCAAATGTAGAATATCAAAATAATTTAATAGAAGAATTTTTAAAAAATAAATATGACAAAATTTCTGAATCAGAATTATTAGAAATAAAAGAAATAAACAAACTATTAAATAATGAAATTACGTTTGATAAAAATATAATGTTTGGTAGACAGTGGAATTTAAAATCTTTAGAATTTGAAAATATGTTTGGATACGGAAAAGGAAAACACAAAATAGATTTTGATGAATATGAAGGAATAGTTGGAATATTTGGAAAAAACCATTCAGGTAAATCTTCTATTGTTGATATTATTACATTTGCTTTATCTAAAAAATGTTCTAGATCTAGTAAAGGTATAGATTTTTTAAACAATAAAAATAATAAAAATAAATTATATACAAAGATATGTTTTACATTGAATAACGAAGATTATTATATAGAAAGATCTGGCGCCAAAGATGGTAAAGATAGAATGACATTTGGTTTAAATTTTTATAATTTAGATGCCAATGGAAATAAAGTAGATCTAGATGGTGATTCAAATCAAGAAACAGAAAAAATAATTCAAGATTATATTGGAACTTATGAATCATTTATTGACACATTTGTATCTACACAAAATAATAATAGTGGAATTATAAATAAAAAACAATCTGATAGAAAGAAGTTTTTTAACAGTTTACTTGGAATAGATATATTTGAAGTATTACATAAAAAAGGAAATCAAGAATTATTAGAATATAAAACTTTATTAAAAGAATATAGAAATAAAAAGTTAGATGTTTTATTATCAAATGAAGAAAAAGAATTGATTGAAATTAAAAAAGATTTAACAGCAAAACAAAAAATATATTATGAATTAACTATAGACAATGATGAGTATAAACAAGAAAAACAAAATCAAATTAGTAGTAAAAAAGATACAAAAAATATTAAAAGTGAACTTGAATTAAATAATAAAATATTAGAAATTCAAAACAATATAGATATTTGTAATGAATCTAATACATTAAAAAATAATAAGATATCTGAATTACAAAATAATATAAATGAAATATTATATTCTGATGATGATAAAATTATATTTAGAAACGAAATTAAAGAATTAAATGATATTAATTCTGATTTAAATAATAATAAAAAATCTTTATACAATATAGATAATACAGAAGAATCTTTATTATACGAAATTAAAGAATTAGAAGAAAAAATTAACAAAACAGAATCTTCTAATAGTTTTTTAGAATTAGGAATATCTACCATTAAAAAAGATATAATAAATATTGATAAAGTATTAGAATCAAAAGAAGATATTACATATTTAAAAAACAATTGTGAAAAAGTAGAAAAAGATATTAGATCATTAAATACAGAATTAAAAATAAAATATATGGAAATAGATAATACAAAAGATAAATCAGAAAAACTTTTGAAATTAGAATATGATCATGATTGTTCTTATTGTATGAATAATATATTTGTAAAAGATGCAATTAAATCAAAAGAAAATTTACAAAAATTAATAGACGAAAAAATAGAAATAGAAAATAATATAAAAACATCTATTGAATCAATTTCTGATAAAGAAAAAATATATGAAATGTATAATATTATTGTAAATAAAGAAAAAGAAAAACAAGAATTAGAACAAAAAATAATATCGAAAAGTAACGAAATAACAATGTGTAAAAATAACATTGAAAATTGGAAAAATAAAATAGAACAATTTAATTCTGATATTGAAAAAATAAAATTAGATGAAGAATCTAAAATTCACAATTTAAATATTAATAATAAGATTGAAATTATTAATAATAAAATTTCAGATATAAACAATAAAATAGATTTGATAGATTTAAAAAGTAAATTATTGTCTGATATAACTTCTATAAAATTAGAAATATCAAATAATGATTTATTAAAAAACAATCTTGAAAGGGATAAAGAAGTTTATACAAATTTAAAAGATAGTATTATTTTTAATTCTAAAGTTGATAAATTAATAGAAAATATTGATATAATAATAACTAATTTGACAACAAAAATAAAAAATGCTGATGAAGATATTAAAAAGTTATTAGTATTAGTAGGTGTTAGTAAAAATCAAATAGAAATATATAAAGAAGAATTAGATAAATTTAAAAAATTAGAAATACAATTTAATTTATATAGTAAATATTGTGAATCTGTAAATAAAGATGGTATTCCATTAGTATTAATTCAAAGATCTTTACCTTTATTAGAAAAGAAAACAAATGATGTATTATCTACAATAGCAGATTTTACTTTACATTTTGATTCAAATAATAAAGATATAGATATAAAAATAACAAGAGGATTAGATAATCAAATACCTGTAGAATCTGGAAGTGGATTTGAAAAGTTTGTAGCTAATATTGCAACAAGAATTGCATCATTATATATAAGTAATTTAAATAAGAGTGATTTTATTATTATTGATGAAGGCTTTGGTAATTTTGATAACGTTAATTTAGGAGCTATAAATCAAACATTTGAATATCTGATGAATGATTTTAAATTTATTTTAGTTATTAGTCATATTGATTTACTTAAAGAAAATGCAAATCATATTATAGATGTAAATGTAGATTCAGACGGATATAGTTATATCTAATATTAAATAAAAAGGTTATTTGAAAAATTAAAAAAAAATAATTTTTTAGTTGACATAATTTATATTACAATTTATATTGTATTTATAAATGACTTGGAGGTTATTATGACAGATTTAAAAATTATTGAGAAAATGGAAAATGCAAGAGTTGTAAATGTTGATGAATTAAATATACAATCAAATTTAACAAACAGAATTTTTATTATACATAGAACAACTTCACATTCAAGTTGTGTAAGTGATTCTATTGAAATAGTAATAGAAGATGAATGTGAACCAAATACAAGAAAATGTTGTTTAAAAAACAACAAAAATGTGTGGAATCTAATTAAAAGATGTCATGGATTTGGAAAGTGTATTGTAGTTGTTAGAAATATTCATGATAGAAAAGAAATAAATGACACAATATTTCATAATCATTTGATGTATACTCACAGATGGAATGATAGTGATAGATATTTGAACAAATTAATAGAAAGAGATTTTTAAAACATAAAATAACTCTCCAAAGAATAAGCTTACTAGAAATAGTAAGCTTTTTTTATTTATACATTAATTAAAATTTTAAATATTTATATATGATATGGATTTAAAATTTATTGGAGAGGATATTAATGATTAAAAGACAAAACAATTTTAAAAATTTAAAAAATGTTAATGTTTTTAAAGAAGATATAAATAATGATTATATAAAAATATATGAATTACCTGATAACATTGGGCAGGGTAAACATTCATTTTTATTAGACATAAAAACAAACGAATTTGTTAACGAATCACAAATAAAAGTTGAACTAATTAGTTCTAAAGGTAATGTGATTTATACTGAATATCCTAAATATAGAGAAGGAAATTTAAGACGTGTAGCAATATGGGTGTATAACTCAGATGATAATGGCACTGCAACATTATCTATTGTTGGTGAGTTAAAAAGTGTCCCAGATGAATGGAAAGGTGTGTATAATGTAAGAACATCTGCAACTATAAATATAAATAAAAAATTAGACAACATTTCTCCAATAAGATTTTATATAAAACCAGATATAGAAATTTCTGAATTAAGAAAGCCTTATGTTAGTAGATCTTGGACAGGAGGTTCATTAACAACTTTTACTGGTTCTAAGTCTGTAGGTTTTTATAGCTCTAAAAAAAATAAGTATTATATAAATATTACAGATAAAGACATATCTTCTAATATAGAAAAAGATGGAATATTTCAAACAGCAAATCCTAATCCTCCAGATACATTAAGCAAATTAAAGAGTCAAAAAGTAAATAAAGAATATTTTACAAGTAAAATTGAAAAGGTAATAAATCCTAATTTAATAAGATTAGAAGATGTAATATATACTTCTTATGAAGATCAAGATTATACAATTCAATATACAACGCCTCCAACTTTTAGTGTAACTGAAAATTATCAATCATACGCTGATATTAATATTACTAATATGGAAGCATTTTCTGGTAATATTTTTAGAATTAAAACTTATCTTAAAAGCAAAGGTATTATTAACGATAATGATAATAATATAGAATATAATCAAATAGATGATTCAGTATTAACATCAAAAGAATTATTATCGTACTTAGATACTGGTTCATATATAGATATAAATACAGGACAATTAAAAGATACTAGTTCATTAGATTATTGGACACTAAATTATGATACTAATAATTGGGAATATGAATTATCTAATGATTACTTTATAAACAATATAAGATTACACAATATTGATTATAATAATAAAGAATATTTTTCTATAGAATCAAATTTACGACCTTTATTGTATTCTAATACACAATATAATATTTCATTTAACGCACAAACTACTGTAACAAGTAGCATAAAGAAATCTGAACTAGATATTTATTTAATAAATTATGATATCTCTGGTAGTTTAATTGAAGAAAGGTTAGTTGGAACTCTAGAAACTGATATTAGTAAAAACTATGAAAATGTTCAAGCATTTAATGCCATAAATAAAATTGGATATTATGCAGTAAGATTAGTTGCAAAGTCTGGTGATTGGAGATTAAGTGATATTTCTTTAAAACAGGGATATCAATCTGGATTTAGTGTAAATTCATATAATTATAGAGTCCCAATTCCAACATGGGCTAGGTTTGATGATTTAGATTTTAGAATAGATTTTTATGATAAAAATAATAATAAAGCGCCAAATTCTGTTTTTATAAATAATATACATTTTACTGGTTCTAACGTCCATATAGATGGTCCAGATAATTTAATTAAAGGACAAATGTATCTTAATGATAAATTATATAATGGTATAGTTTTAGGACCAGGTATGGTTAGAAACTACGGATATAATGGGTGGGACACTGCTTCTATGAATAATGGAAACGGTGGATTCATGTTATGGTCAGGATCTGTATTACCTGGTGAGACTTCACAAGGTATTCCATATAAAGGAGTTGGTTTAGAATTACATGATGGTGTTGGAAGCGGTTCATTAATATTTAAAACAGATCCTAGTATTTTAGAAATAAAGACACAAAATTTCTTCTTTGGTAGTGATAATCAATATGTATCTGGTGCAGATGGCAATATAGAAATTAGTTCATCTAATTTTTGGTTAAAGCCTGACGGAACAGTAATTGTTACTGGTGTAACAGCGTCTTATATATCAGCAAGTGTTGGTAATATAGGTGGATGGTCTATAACAACAGGGTCACTATTTAATAATTCTGGTTCTAACTATATAGGTATGTCTACTGTTGGTGATACAGCATTTTTTGCTGGTGCTACTAGTTTAAGTAATAGTGGAAGTGCTGTATTTAATGTAAAACACGATGGTACAGTTACAATGAGTGCAGGTTTAATTACTAGTAATGTTGTAGTTCAAGGATCAATTTCAGCTAGTACAGGTAATATTGGCGGATGGACTATTACAACTGGATCTTTATTTGACGAATCTAGTGGTAGTTACACTGGTATGTCAACAACAGGAGATACTGCATTTTTTGCCGGTATAAATGAATTAAGTGGAAGTGGATCTGCTTTATTTAATGTAAAAGATGATGGATCAATGACAGCAAGTAATGCATTAATTACTGGTGAAATCCACGCAGAAACTGGTTCTATAGATGGAAAATTACATGTAAGTAATTTTATAATAGGTTTAAATATTTCATCATCTATGCCTTTACCTATAAATCCAGAAGCTATTTATCCTTTAGATAGTGGAAGTACTTTAGATCAAAGTGGAAATAATTATAATTTAACATCTAGTAATATACAAACAACATCAAATAGATTTAATACTTCTAATAAAGCAATATACTTTAATAGCGGGTCTAATTCATATGTCACAGCATCTAATGATTATGACGTATATGTTGATAATGGATTTGCAGTAAGTATTTGGATATCAAGTGAAATAATAGGTTCAGATACTTATTGTATAATGGATAATTATTCACTAGAATCAGGATCGTGGAGATTATCTATTGATGGTAATCAAAATAGATTGAAGTATTCAGAATATTCTTCTTCTACTTCTTATGACATATATACAAACCCGTTTATAACCCAAAGTCAATGGTACCATGTTGTTGTCCAAAGAGACTTAAATTCACAATCTGGTTCTATTTATATAAATTCACAATTAAATGTATCTAATTCTATATTCGAAACATCATCAACTGTAGAAGATAGTTATTATACAGGATCTATAGATGATATTAAAATATATAGTAGAACACTTACACAAATAGAAATAAACGATTTATACGCAGAAGGTAGTTCTTCTCAAAAAAATGGTATTTATCTTGACGGTAGAAATTATTGGTTTGATGATGGAGAATTTGCAGTCGGAAACACTACACAATTTATGAAATTCTCTGGAAGTGTATTAAGAGTCGGTGGAGCAATATTTGCAGATACTGGTTCAATAACAGGAAAAATGCATATTGGCGATAATATTGTTATAGGTGAAAATGTAGATAATAGTGGTTCTCAAGGTATAGTAATAAATGAAAACAATTATTGGAAAGTAAGTGAAAGTATTGAATATTTTAGAACTGGCGATTCGTCTTCAGGATTATTTTGGAATGGTAACAGTAATAATTTATATTTATTAGGTAGATTTATAAATTCTGAATCTGGAGAGTTTATAAATAATTATGTAAATAAGGGCAATTGGAATATTGCAACACAATATTATCTTGATGAATTAGTATATTATAGTTCTAGTACATTTGCAGCTATTCAAAATAATATTGGTCAAATACCAATATCTGGGTCTTCTTATTGGGCACTATTTGCAGAAGCCGGTGGATCTGGTTCTGCTGGAACTCCAGGAACTGATGCTGAAGTTGTTAAAATTAGTGGAGATAATTTAACTTTTATATTTAGTGGAAGTCTAGATCCAAATCCAACTTCACAAATCGCAATATTTACTGCAAGTTTACAAGGAATTACTCCTAGTATAACTAGTATGTTTTGGGAATTAAAAGATCAAGATGGAAATATAGTTCCAAATACTCATCATAGTGGAGTTTGGAATGGTAGTTTTCATACTTTAATTTTATCTTGTAGTGCATTTGTAAATGAAGATAGTAGATCTATAGAAATATCTGCGTATAGTGGATCTGTCGCCCAAGAAAATGTATTTGATAGAACTACAATTTATAAATTAATAGAAGGTGAGAATGGATTAGATGCGTTTACTTTTATATTAGATAATCCAGCCACAACATTACCTTCAGATTATACTGGGTCTGTGACAGATTATTCTGATGCATTTACAGACATTACAATATTTGAAGGGTCTTTAGATATAACAAGTGATTTTACAATATCAATAACTGGATCTTCAACTTCTGTAATAATTGCTGATGTTACTCAAAGTATACCTAGAGTTAGATTAAGAGAAATGACTGGTAGTATTGATACTGGTTATATAAATATAAAAGCAGAAGATACTGGTAATCCTTTACGACCTATACTATTACAAAAATTTACATTTAGTAAATCAAAAACAGGAGAAGGTGGTTCTGGTTTAGATGCAAAAGTATTAACTTTAAATTCAAATACTCAAATATTTAGTTTTGGAAATAAAGTTGAAAATGATATATTAACTGCTTCATTAACGGCCTCAGTTCAAAACTTATCAAATTTACCTATTTGGACATTTACAACAAATGATGGTAAATCTGTAGAATCTACTTATTATAGCTCTAGCAATTATAACTCATTATTATATAAAGATGCATTTGGATCAACAACTTCATCAATTACTGTAAAGGCTACGGTAACTGAGGGAGATACATATACAGATTATATTTCTATTTATAGAATAGATGGTGGCCAAGATTCAGTAACTGGATTTTTAACAAACGAATCTCATACTGTAACTACTAATACAGACGGAACAGGTGGTAATTATTCTACTGCTGGTGGCGATTTTATAATGTATTATGGTTCTGAAAATATTACAACATCATCTTTCACAACATATAATTCTGGAAGTATTGTTGGTGGATTAACTGCAAGTATAAATGTAGATTCTGGATCATATACAATAACGGATTTATCTTCAGATAATGGATCTATAGAGTTTTATGCAACATATGATAATGGTATAATAAGACCTATTTCTATTACTAAATCATATACTATAGCCAAATCAAAGGCTGGACAAGATGGAGCAGGATCAGATGCTAGAGTTTTAACTTTAAATTCAAATACTCAAATATTTAAATTTAATAATTCAGAATTTTCTTTATCTGATATTATTTCTACAGCTTCATTAACAGCCAGTTTACAAAATATAACATCATCTGTTACATGGAGTTTTACAACTAATGATGGAAAAATTGTAGAGACTGGATATTATTATACTAATAGTGAATATGCAGAATTATATAGAGATGCATTTGGTGAAACTTCAGAATCTATTTCTATAAGAGCTTCTGCTTATCAATCTTCTCAAGAATATGTAGATTACGTATCTATTTATAGAGTTAATAATGGAGAAAATTCTATTATAGGATTTTTAACAAACGAATCTCATACTGTAGCGACAAATTATGATGGTTCAGGTGGAAATTATAGTTCAGCAGGGGGTAATTTTAATTTATTCTTAGGCTTTGAAAATGTAACAACTTCTTCATTTGTAACATATAATTCTAGTAGTATAACTGGTGGATTAACTGCAAGTATAAATGTAGATTCTGGATCATATATAATAACAAATCTATCTGCTAGCTTAGGAACAATAGATTTTAGTGCAACTTATAATGATGGTGTAAAAAGACCAGTTACTATAACAAAAACATATACAATTGCAAAATCATTTGAAGGAATACCTGGGGTAACAGGATCTACTGGCATTGATGGTCCAGGATTAACGTTTAGAGGTGAATGGAAACCAAATACACAATATACTTCTAGTAATGCAAGAAAAGATACAACAATAACAAGTAGTATTTATTATTTATGTAATACTACACATGTTTCATCACCAGCATTTACAACAGATTTAGCATATTGGGATAACTTTGGACAGCAATATGAATCTGTTGCAACAGATATATTATTAGCACAAACTGCTTCTATAACAGATATTTTAACAATTGGTAGAGCAGATGATCCTACAACAGGAGCTGTGTTAAGTTTAAATGCATTTGATGCAACCTATGAAAATATTGGTATTTACAATCCAACAAATTTTCCAAATCCATTATTCTTATTAGACTATAATGGAATAACTTCTATAAGTGGTTCTATTGGCGGATGGTTAATAAATAGAGAAAAAATAGTTTCACCTGGTGATTTTTTAGAGCTAAATTCTGTAAGTAAATCTATTTATATAAAAAATAACAATGGCGATCCTGTAGTAACAATTGCAAGTGGAACATTGTCTATTAATAATTATAAAGATTCATTTTTAAATCCAGTGTTTTCTCAAGGTGTAACTGCGGCAGGAGAAATAGCTGAATATTGGTCTGGTAGTTATGAATCTAATTGTACAGCAAGTGTTTCATCTGATGGGAGTGCACCTTCTGGTAGTTTCTCTTTAAAAATTTCAATAATATAAAAGGATATATAATTTATGATAGCATATGAAAATTCTGGTTCATATAATTTTCATCAAACTATAGATAAAATAGTTGGACCGAATAGAATAGTAACACTACGATTCAATACAAAAAAATCTTCTGGATTAGGTTATCCAACACAAAATATTACATTGCGTGCAAGTCCGACTGGGTCATCAGTTTATGGTAATCTTGGAACTAAAACTTTTTCAATTGGAAATACTTGGAAAAATCAAACTTTAAGTTGGACTACATTAGGTGTATATGATAAATTTAAATTTGAAGTAAGTGGTGCAATATATTATAATAAATCAGACATTTATAATAATAGTGTTTTAGATGTATATTATGATAATTTTCAATGGGATGAAGATATACCTAATACAGAAATTAAAAATACAGGAATAAATATAAAATTTGGTCCTAATAACTATTTACGTGTAGACTCTAGTAGTTTTGATATTCAAATAGAAGATATGTATATTAATAATATGAGTGGAAGCAACATAAATGTTAATCAAATAACATCTGATACTATTGTATCTAATATTGTTGAAACAATCAATTTTAGCAACGGAGACGGTAATTCTTTAGAAGGGTCATATAATACTGCACTAGGTAGAAATAATGTTGTAGGTGGGTTATATACGACTGCTATTGGATATGGCATTCAAACTTACGAAGAAACAGTTGTGCAAAGTATTCCAGGGCAAACAGTTGTAGGGCGTTGGAATAAGACATCTGGATCATATCCTGGACCTGAAGGTATGTTTATTGTAGGCCATGGCTCAGCTGATAATGATAGAGCCGACGCTTTTACTGTATATGATAATGGTGATTCTACAGTAAGTCATAGTCTACAAGTAGGGTGGGAATTAAATGTAACAAGATCTGCTAATATTGGAAGCAATTTATCTGTTGGTAATAATATAACAGCAAATGGATACGTAACAGCTAGTGTTTATCGAGGTTCATTTTTAGAAACAACACAACATTGTGCTTCAATTTTAAGTAGTAATAATAATGAATTTTTTAGCTTTTATGATAATACAACAATATCCTCTGTCGGTGCAAATGATTGTGAATATTTTAAAATTGTGCCGTATAACGGTAGATTAAAAAAAATACAAATTTATAATACCTATGCATTTGGAGAAAGTTTATTTAGTATAACTAAAGGAACTGGTGGAAGTTATCCAAACACAACGTATACATCATCTGGTATTGATTTATCTTCAATAGGTGTTCATGAATTAGATCTTAGTGATTCAGCTATTATGTTTGATGATTTAAATACTATTGGATTGAAATTTAGTGGATCTATCGCACCAAGTGTAGGTTCTGGAGAAAATATTAATATAACTTGTATTTGGGAATTTATAAGAAATAATTAAAAGTTATAACATATTTATATATTTAAAGATATAAAAAATAGGAAGGAATAATGGACATAAACAAAAAATTATCTAAACATTTTAAATTAAAAGAAATGTTAAGAAGTCAAACAGCGACCAGATTAAACATAAAAAATATCCCAGAAAAAATTAATATAAGTAGATTAGAGTTACTATGTAAAAATATATTAGAACCTATAAGAGCATATTGTAGATATAGTATAAATAAAGGTGCTATAGTTCAAATAACAAGTGGATATAGATGTCCTGAATTAAATAAATCAATTGGTGGAGCAAAAGAATCACAACATATGTTAGGTGAAGCAGCAGATTTTGTGATTACTGGAGTAGACGAGCATGAATTATGGAGATGGATAACATTATATTCTGGTTTAGATTATGATAAAATAGTAATGGAATTTCCTGATTCAGAATTAAATA